TTGAAATAGTAGGATCACGGATAGATTTCACAATAGCACTAATAACTTTTACTTCATTATTAGCATAATTATATATACCAGAACTTTCTAGCATAGTCGCAGTGGTGTAAGAGTGAGTAATATGCACCATTATTACATAAATTGATATAATATAAATATACTAAATAATAAGTCACATTATGAAAATGTTTATTCAAACACAATAAGTCATATTATGAAAAATGTTTTTTTAACACCTTCCTTGCTCCACAAGGTTGGATTGTTGTGTTGAATTTATATATTTTTATTATAGAATCATTTTGTATAATCTAATAAAATTTTACTAGCAACCTTTTCAGCAACTGGATATAAAAAAAAATTTGGGTAATGAATTGATACAGGAATAATACTCATATCACATACTCTTAACCCATCTATTCCATACACTTTACAATCTTGATCTACAACAGCCATAGTATCATTTTCTAAGCCCATTTTACATGTTCCACCACCATGAAATGAGGCAACAGATTTTTTAATATAATTAGATAATTTTTCTTGACTAATTTGATCCATACTGGTAAAATCGGTAATACCATCTTTAAGAATATCATAGGAAGCTGGAGATAATAAATTTTTAAATAAACCATCTTTTTTTAAACTTAACATCATTGGTAAAACATTATTATTAAGAATATTTAAAAAACTTTGTAAATCTTTAGGATTTTGTAAATAATTGCATGTAATTGATGGAGGTATTGTAGGATCAGTTGATATTAATTTAATATATCCACGTGATAAATTTTCATTTTTTTTAATAAGACATCCCATTTTATATGGATATGAAATAGTTTCATTTGGAACCCATTTTATTGGAGGATTTCCATAATCTTTGTCATTAATCATAATATTACGAAAATTATTAAAAGTTTGACAAAAAGGATTAAAATCTTTATAATTATACCACAATCTTGTTGCAAAAGGATCGTTCCCTATATTTGATAAGCCTAATGCTGTAAGATTCCATCCAATTTCAAAATCTGGATAAGGAGATGTAGTTTGTTCTTTTGCTGAATTATATATAACAGCCTTAGGAGATGGTATTTCAGTTTCCCAGAAAAAAAACATTTCTTGATTATCAAGAAAATTTTTCCCAACACCCTCTAAATGTTTTACACTTTTTATTCCTAATGGTTCTAACTCATATTTATTACCAATGCCAGAAAGCATAAGAATTTGAGGAGAATTAATAAATCCAGCACAAATAATAACTTCTTTTGTAGCAAATATTTTTTTTACATTTTGTTTGGATATATGAGCATTATATTTAGCATCTGCTTTAGTTCCACCAAATCCAGCAAATTGTACATTATTATTTCGTCCTGTTTGATAAACATTCCATCCAGAAATATATTCAACACCAACAGCCTTTATATTTGTTTCGGAATTATTCGTTTCAGTGATAATTTTCGTTACTAAAGCATCAGAAATAATATTTAAATTATCACGAGCAGTAGATGGATATAAATAAGTATTTGCTGCGGATGCACGTTGTGTAAATGTGCGCCCTTCTAATGTCCCATTTGCGGAAAAATAAAATTCATTATTATTTTCAGCTCCAACAAAAGAAATAGGATCATTTAATTTTTGAAATTCAGGTGGCATTTTAAATCCAGCATCTCCATATATCGGATAATTATACTCATAAAATGAAACAATATTATCTTCTTTTGGAGGAACAATCGAGCCAAATTGATCAGTTGCTGTAAAATTAATCATACCAATACCTCCTAATTTTGCTGTAGGTGGATAATCCAAATCTACAAGACCTTCTCTATAATTAAAACCATACTCTTTATTCAATACATTTTGTACTTTATCATTCATTATATCAATAAATGGGTCCGAATCCAAATCTTTTAAATTATATAATATTGGGACTTGTCCATTATATCCATAATATTCAGGGGAAAAATAACCTTGACTTCCAGGTTTTCTATTTGAATCATAATATTGAATATTATCTTGATTTAATTGAGAACGATTTTCAGTTAATTTATAATACTCTTTTACTTTATCAAACCCCCAATCAGTCAATCCAAGAGCTTCCCAAGCATCCCAATTAAAAGGAGGATTTCTAAATGCCAAGGAAGCATTTAAAGATGTACCTCCACCCCAACAAGAACCACGTTCATAACAATGTTTTCCAGACGATTCTTCATCAGTTCTATTAGCATGAAAACCCCATGAAGAAAATCCTCTTGAAAAATTTAAGTGCATAAACTGTAAGCCTGCACGATTATATTGAGACCAATTAAAATCACCAGGTTGAGGAACATTTTCTACTGATTTTTCGGGAAGAGTTGATGGTACTCGTGCATCATCACGACCAGCTTCTAAAAGACAAACTGAATATTTCCCGTTCTCTGATAAACGATTTGCCATTACACAACCTGCTGGTCCAGAACCAACAATAATAAAGTCATAAGTTTCTTCTTTTTGTGTATTCGTATTCGTATTCGTATTCGTATTCGTATTACCACTGCTTACAGGCGAATTTAACAAACACTGTTTATATCTATATACGTTATTTGTAAAGTCATGGGAAAACGTGATTTCTAAATATTTATCGGAACCATAGTCAATATCACCATCCGTATAGTCACTGAGTCTGGAAGAATCAATTTTAACAAATCTCAATCCTTGATACGTATAAATCTCCTTTTGCAATGTGGCCGTTATGTCATATGATTTGTTATGACGATTTGACTTTATAACAGCATGAACAACATCTAAATAAGCTGCACTAAAATAATAGTTATCTGTATTTTCTAAAATTATAGTATTATTTACATTTTTGTTATTATTACTAACATCAATATCATTCATAAATAATACAGATTTACTATATGCCAACTTTAGTTCCATTTTCTTCTGATGACCATAGTCAATATCACCATCCGTATAGTCATTGAGTATAGAAGAATCTACAGTTAAATATTTCATTGTAACACCATCGGGCATTTTTTGTGTATTAATGAAATATTGCATCGTTATTGTAACATCCTTTGAAATAGTAGGATCACGGATAGATTTCACAATAGCACTAATAACTTTTACTTCATTATTAGCATAATTATATATACCAGAACTTTCTAGCATAGTCGCAGTAGTGTAAGAGTGAGTAATATGCACCATTATTACATATATTGATATAATATAAATATATGAAATAACAAGTCACATTATGAAAATGTTTATTTTTTTAGATATTTGTTTAATAATAAAAGACCCGTAATGATGGCGAATATTATATAAGTATGTAGTGGAACAGTATCGTTTGCGATAAATTTAGTATATATGATCGTCGCTAAAAATAGAAGGGATAAATAAATCATCTCCATATAGACAACCGAAAGGCCTTCTCCTAAATAAGCGTTGGTTGGAATACGTATCACAGAGGACATAGAACCAATCAACACAGAGATGAGAATGACGGCTGCGAAATTTTCACCCTTTTCGGAAAGTAAGAAAAAAAAGGTGCCGAATAAGTGGAAAAAACAGGCAATCAAGGTGAGTAAAAGATAGAGAGGGAATTTATAATCGTCGAACATATATAATCGAATAATATACAATATTCCATTATAATAACATAATTAAGGGTCCTATTGAGTTATACTCTCGTGACGTGATGACACGTTAAGTGGAGTTTGTAATGTTCGCTGATATAACCGGAAGTATCATTTATAAAAATATTTAAACACTTGCAAAGTGATTATATAGCCATGAAATACATAGTAAATATTGTAAAACGCTTTCTACAGAAAGATCTTCCCAAACCAGTTGGTCGATGGAGAATTGAAAACTGTAATTCGCAACTGAACCGCAAAATAGAATTATCAAATGAGGACCATTGCGGTCCTTGTGGTGAATATGCGTTGTCGAAAAACGACGTAAAAAAGAGTGAATGTCTTTCTATTCGGGATGTAAAATAATGACTCATGAGTCATTATACAAATTTCACACGTTTTTCATTTTCAACTTCAACTTTCTTTTCCAGTATAACTCCGGTTCGCAACAAATTTTGTTCTTCCCATAAGGCAAAATCTATTGCATATACAGAGCGTATTTTCTGTTGGTTTTCGGCACTAATATCGTCTTTGGTTAATTTGTAGGAAAACGTGTTTTCGGAACGATGCATCTGTTGCAATTTACCTCCGGGCAATTTTGGTAATTGTACGATAGGGAGATTGAATTTTGCAAGGAGGGCGTCGAAATCAGATTGAATATATTCAAATAACAGTATATGATTGCAGTAAGACGCATAGTAATATTGGGGTAAGAAATGATTGTCCATAAAATGTGGATTTTGTTCCATTTTGCGAAAACTGTGTTGTAACCAATAATTAAGGGATTGTGCATTATAATGGTCATTTGCGGAAGCGTTTTTAGAACTATTCAACACAATTTCATGACGAAATTCCGACAACAATTTATCAAATGGATTACGAATTACACAAAATGCATTCTCTCTCTCTCCGATTGGTTGGGGGACATGCCAGCGATGCACGCCATTCATCGCTTTCAACTTTGTATCGTATTTCCCCCACTTTTGCATGATGGTCAATCCCGCTTCTTCGATCGATGTCCCCGCATTTTTAGGAATATGTAAAAATCGTAACGAAATTGGATTCATCAAAAGCTCGCATTTGTTTCCGAAAAAGGTGGTCCATTCATCCAGAGAACGTTCTGATGTTTTATAAGTCAATTTATAAACGGGCGTTTTTCCGCTCATGAATGAAGACAATAATTTCGATGATATCCCGGCATGATTGGATTGAAATATATGCGGCAATATAGCGGACAACTGTTTCGTGATGTTCCACATTTTGCGAACATGGGTATCATTTTTATACATTTCATTAAATAATAAATGAAACCAAAAATATTCATAATTTTGGGAAGCCGCACGTTTTTTCCAGAAATTCATCGTTTTTTTGTACCATCGTTGCACAATGTAGTTTTGGGGAGAACCGTATAAAAACCAACTGGAAACCAATCGGGTTGGTTCGGGTTTGCTAAATGCCCAAAATCCATTTTCGGCATATTTGGGTAACCATTTGTCCAATGAGACACGACAGAAACAGGTTGCATCCGTCCAGACACCACCCCATTTTTGCAATAATGAAATTCGAATGATGTCTGATTTTGCGGCGGTCTGTATATTCGAATTAGAAAGACTATCGGTTATATCAATATAACCACATAAATTCGTATCATGTAACTCGACCACATTCCAGGTGGGGTTCATCGTTTTCCACGAGTCACGGCATATTTTTACAATTTCAGGTGCATTTTCAAAACCTTGCGCCCAATAAATATAAATAGTCTGAATGAGCATGATTATACCTTTTGCGATGAATGAAAAAGCAATATAATAACGCAATAATATGATACAAAACAATCATATTATTCCATATTTTATGTATCTATTTATGTTTCAATATACTTACACCACGGGGTAGCTTGCCTGCATCAACATACCACACTGCCCTGCACCGGCGTTAAAGGTTGCACCGCGACCCATACGAATATAACCACCGTCGCCCCAAGTGGGTCCCCATGAATTCTTCACCATGTAATAATCCACACCATCCAGAGTTCCATACCCAACGGCCAATACACCATGATCCAAATTAGTTCCACAAGAACCAGTAAATACACCAGACTTGTATAACTGAAAATCCTTTTGGTCGGCCTCAATTGCGATGGAAACTGGTTGCTGAGCTAATGCCGCCATCATATCAGCATCGGAATTTGTGGGAACATCCACAAAGTTCGTAATATCACTGTTTCCGATAACACTGCATGATTTATCACATGTTCCAGCAGTTTTGGTTGTTCCAGATGTGTAAGGATACGCCGACTCTGCACAAAGACCACCATTCTTCTCGATCCATGCAAAAGCATTGTCCATTAAACCACCATTGCAACCCATATCCTTACCACCAT